AAAACTGTGTTATCCTAAACAGAGGAAGGAACTTATGCCCTGTCCGACCTGGAAGGCTGACGATCCTATTTTTTCTTGTCCTCCGGTGGTGCACGATAACTCAAGGGCGTTGCGACACTGTGCGTCGCCGCATCTAGCCACCGGTTATGCGGCCGCGGGAGGGGTTGGCTCAATTGCTGATACCAATCCATTAGCGGAGCTTGGCGATCTTTCTGCCATTGGAGATGAGATTGAAGGATTTCCAATTCGGAGGGAAATTCCGGAAGTGGTGGAAGAGATAGCCGATGCTTCTGATGTTGTTGGTATTGAACCAAGTGCTCTCGAATTTCTGGTTCGAGTTGTGATTTGGGCTGACCAAAGAGTGCGTGGAGCTTAAAAGCTATCTCACTAGCTATTTCCATTTCGCGCTGTATCGCCACAATGCGTAGGTATATCGCTTCCAACCAATTAACTGTTAGCAGAACATCAAGGGTTTTGCCCCTTTTGCCAGGGGTCTTCGCCATACCCGTGGGTGCATCAATCGCCCGCGCATGAGCGACGTGGTCACGGTATTTTTTAATTAGGGAAAAGCCAGTTTTACCCTCGTTTCCAAGCGTGTGTGAAAGGAGCGAATTGAGCGTGCATGGGGCGTTCAAGTCTTTTGCCCATATCTTGATGAGCTCTATCTTGCCATCTATTCCATGTATTCGACTCGTAACTTGGATTGATAGTTCTGGCGGGAGACCAAGCAATCGAGCAAGGATGACATCCAACAGTGCTTCGGTTTCGTTATAGGCGATTGCAACCGCGCCAATTCCGGCTAGCTGTTTTTCAGTTAGGTCTTTGCGAATGTCGCCTGTACTAATTGAATTGACTTTTCGAACCATAGGAGCCTCGTGCCTAAACGACCAGACAAGGAAACAATGCGGCGCATGAATGGAAGCGCTAAGGAAGGCTCCTGGAAACTTCGTATAGGCCGCATGCGCGACTCGTGTGTAAGAGGAAACAAAAAGTAAAAGGGCAAAAAAGAACTAGATTACGTCAATAAATGTTTCAAGTGCCTTCACGGTTTTTGAGAGTTCTAGTTTTAGCAATTTGCTGAGGTACTCTTCGCTATTAAGTTCCGGATTACGCAGACGGCTTCTAATTTTACCTACAGCGGTGATCACCTTGGCCTGGTTGAGACCGAATTGGTTGAAGATGAATTCATCCGGATGAATGGGTTCTATATTGAATGGGGCTAGTTTCTCCATTGGGAAATGTTTGAGATTAGTCGTGACGATCGCGTCGCTTCGAGAAACTATAGCTGCGGCGAGGACATGTCTGTCGTTGGGTCTGGCAAATCAACACATGGGATAAGTTGCTCGTAGCCAGTCACAAGACAGTCCAAGACCGATTCGTTCATCAAAGTGCGTGTTCGTTGAAGCTTTTCTTTGTCTAGATCGGGCCTGTTTGCCAATAGGTTTCTTATCCATTCATCATGAATTTGGTTTGTCCATTTGGCTCGAAAAAGCCCGGTCGTTGCGAGTTGTATCAATAAATCTCGCAACGGTGCCGGGTAAAATACGCAGGCGTCAAAGAACGCAGTATAGGCCGATTGCCTAGTATCCAAGCCCCATTTCCTGTCCGAGTCGGACCAGTTCGTCTAAAGACCTCTCTCTTTCGGCCTCAAATTGCTTTTTATAGTTGGCTAGATCGAGAAAGCGAACTCGCCGATGCGCGCCCACTTTATGGTGGCCAATCTTTCTCTCATTCAACAATTTGATCAGATAGGGTCGTGACACATTCAAGAAGTCTGCTGCTTCTTGTGTGGTCAATTCCGCATGGATGGGCATAATGCTTACCGCATTTCCCTCCGCCATCTCAGTGAGAATGTGGAATATCAACCGAGTTGCCGATTGAGGAATTGTTAGCTCGGTATCGTCATCTAAGCGAATACGCAGCCCATTTGTCGGCCTACTGCGCGAAAGAGTGCGACTAGCTTCAGCGGCCAGCCTGCTGTCTGCTTCTGTTGGCAACGCCACCTCAGCTTCAGTTGGCTTAGATTTTCTGATTAGAGCCTCAGCGATTGCAGCCATTGGACCTACTCCTTATGCAGCTCATATATACACTAACACGTTTAAACGCAATAAACGAATTAAACGCAGTAAATGAAATATCTGTAATAACTGAATTTTTCAATGCATTTATTGTGAAAAAAAATACAAACTAGAAAAAAAGTCCTTGACAGCGTCGCGCTGTCGGGGATAGGTTTCGCCACGCTCCCGAATTGGGCAATGGCCTCGGGCGAGCGCCTCCTTCCAGAAATCCAGGTCCTACCATGACATCCGATCGGGCGGCTCTGCCGCATCCCAACGAGAGGCTGCGCCAGCTCGCCTTGCTGCAGCTCGACAGACTCGCTGAACACTATGAGGATCCAAACCGCGAGCTGACCCTTCCCGAACACGAACGTCTCGCCAGATCGCTGATCGCCATAACCAAACTTGCCGGACAGTTGTTCGGCCCCGAGGAGAACGCGCCGTCGCGCAAGATCGGCGAGGCGCTCAAGAAGGAGGACGATGCCATCCGAGCCGAGTTTGCAAGACGACTTGCTACAATGCTTCGTGGAAAACAAATGGCAGCGGCTGCTGAAGCGGACGAAGCGCGACCACCTGACAAGGCTACTCCTTGATTTCAATTGCTGGTGCCGGCCCAACCAGATCGAGCCGCCGCACGAAGATTGGCGTCTGTGGCTCATTCTGGGGGGCAGGGGGTCGGGAAAATCCCGCACCGGCGCTGAATGGATAAAACAGAGAATTCGCTACGCCAGTCATCCCCTGCGGGTGGCGCTCGTCGGACCCAGTTTTCAGGAAACCCGCGCCGTGATGGTCGAAGGAGAATCGGGGCTTTTGTCGGTGCATGCCTATGACGATTCCCGCCCCTCGTTTCTGCCGTCGAAACGCGAAATCCTTTTTCCCAATGGAACGATCGCCCAGCTTTTTTCCGCCGACTCGCCCGATTCCCTGCGTGGCCCGCAGTTTCACCTCGCCTGGTGCGACGAGCTTGCCAAGTGGCGGTATGCCGAGCAGGCCTGGAACATGTTGCAATTTGCCCTAAGGCTTGGCGAACGGCCGCAGCAGACGGTCACCACCACCCCCCGTCCGCTGCGGCTGCTCAAGGACCTCATGCAGGACACCCAAACCGTTCTCACTCGCTCGCCAACGAGCGACAACCGTGGTCCACTTGCCCCGTCCTTTTTTCGCGAGCTGCAGCGCCTCTACGGCGGGACCAAGCTTGCGCGGCAGGAACTTATGGGAGAACTCATCGATGAGGATCCGGATGCTCTTTTCAGCCGCGATCTCATCGACAGATACCGCCTCAAGGCAGCCCCGCCGCTGACCCGCATCGTCGTTGCCGTCGATCCGCCGGTCTCGGCGTCCAAGAGGTCCGATGCTTGCGGGATCGTCTGTGCCGGGATCGATGAGGAAGAGCGCGCCTACGTGCTTGACGATCATACGAAGCAAGGCTTGAGCCCGAGCCAATGGGCAAAGAAGGCGATAGCGCTCTACCATGCGCGCAAGGCGGATGCGATCGTCGCCGAGGTCAATCAGGGCGGCAACCTGGTGATGGAGGTGTTGCGCAATATCGATCCGACCGTTCCGGTCAGGAATGCCAGGGCAGCGCGCGGCAAGTTTCTTCGCGCCGAGCCGGTTGCCGCGCTCTACGAGCAGGGAAGAGTGTCCCATGTCGGCGCCTTTCCCGAACTCGAGGACGAGATGTGTTCGCTCACCCTGAAACCTGCAGGCGGCACGAGCCCCGACCGGGTGGACGCCCTTGTGTGGGCACTGACCGACCTGCTTCTGCGCCGCTCCCATCGGCCGCGCGTGCGATTTATCTAGCCGAAGGAATCAAGTGAGCTTTCGAACTGTCTTGTTCCGCCGCCGGCGGGCGCCTCGCCCGTTCGAGCAGAAGCAGAGCGCTGCAGCCCCGCTGATCGCCCTCTACACCGGCCGCCAGCCGCAATGGATCGCGCGCAATGTTCAGGCCTTCGCCAAGGAAGGCTTTGCCGGAAATGCCATTGGCTATCGTTGCGTGCGGATGATTTCGGAGGCCGCAGCCTCCGTGCCGTTGCTCCTCTACGAGGGCGAACGGGAGCACGCCGCTCATCCGCTGCTTGACCTTCTCGCCCGTCCCAATCCCTTTGAAGACGGCCAGAGCTGGTCTGAATCGATCTACGGCCAGCTTCTCGTCACCGGCAACGCTTTCCTTGAAGCGGTCGCCGTGAACGGCGCGGTGAGGGAGCTCTACGTCCTGCGCACCGACCGCATGAAAATAGTTCCGGGTTTGAGCGGCTGGCCCGAGGCCTTCGACTATACCGTCGGTGGTTCGACGATCAGGTTCAGGCAGGAGCAGGTGGATGGCGTCCGTCCCATCCTTCACCTCAAGCTCTACAATCCCACCTGCGATCACTACGGGCTTTCGCCCTTTGCCGCCGCCGCGCGCGGCATCGATATCCTCAACGAGGCCGATGCCTGGAACAAAGCGCTCCTCGACAACAGCGCCAGGCCCTCGGGAGCTCTCGTCTACCGCAGCACCGAAGGCGGCGGTAATCTCACCGAGGATCAGTTCAATCGCCTCAAGCAGGAGCTCGAACAGTCCTATCAGGGTGCCGCCAACGCCGGCCGCCCGCTCGTTCTTGAAGGCGGGCTCGACTGGAAGCAGATGGGCTACAGCCCCAAGGACATGGAATACATCGAAACCAAGCACGAAGCCGCCCGTGAAGTCGCCCTGGCCTTTGGTGTCCCGCCGATGCTTTTGGGAATTCCCGGCGACAACACCTACGCCAATTATGCGGAAGCCAACCGCACCTTCTGGCGGCAAGCCGTCCTGCCGATCTTGTCTCGCACGGCGAAGGCCTTGACCGGTTGGCTCGCGCCCGCCTTTGGTTCCTCCCTGTCCATTGCCTTCGACACCGATTCGATCGCCGCGCTCTCCGTCGAACGCGAGGCGCTCTGGCAGCGGTTGCAGCAGTCGAGCTTCTTGACAGTCAACGAGAAACGCGCGGCCATCGGCTACGAACCGCTGCCGCAGGGCGATCGGCTCGCCTGAGCGATCACACGGCAAGACGCATGAGTTTTTCCGGCTATGCTAGCCTGTTCGGCATTCCCGACGCGGCAGGCGACATCATTGTCCGCGGTGCGTTTCAGGGCTCGCTTGCCCGGCGCGGCTGTTCGCGTGTTCGCATGCTCTTCCAGCACGATCCCGCCCAGCCCTTGGGCACGTGGTTGGAAATTCGCGAAGATGAAAGGGGCCTGTATGTCAAAGGCGAGCTGTCCACCCGTGCCCGTCGTGTGCGCGACATCGAAGCGCTGCTTGCCGATGGCGCCATCGACGGGCTCTCCATCGGCTTCCGCACGCTCAAGGCTCACCGCGACCGGCACAGCGGTTTGCGGCATCTCCTGCATCTCGACCTTTGGGAAATCTCGCTTGTGACATTCCCCATGATGGCCGACGCGCGGGTGATGAGCCTGGCAAGGCCGTGATCTTCCATCAACCTATCAACTTGACGAGGAACCCATGCACGAATTGAACGAACTGACCGGTTTGGAAACCAAGATCGCCCGGGGAGGCCCCGACGGCGGCGATCCCGACGGCTCCAACGAAGAGTTCATGCGCACTTACGAGGCGTTCAAGGTCGATAACGACCGGCGGCTGAAGGAGCTTGAACGGCGTACGGCCGATGTGCTGACCGCGGAGAAAGTCGATCGCATCAACCGCGCCCTCGACGAGCAGAAGAGGCGCATAGACGACTTGCACCTCAAGTCGCATCGTCCCTCACTTGCCGGTTCCTCTTTTGAAAACGCAGGGACAGGGAGCGAGCACCGGCGCGTCTTCGACGCCTATGTTCGCAAAGGTGAAACGGCCGGATTGGTGAGCATCGAGCAGAAGGCGTTGTCGGCCGCGTCGAGCACCGATGGCGGCTACCTCGTCCCCGATGAGACGGAAGCCCAGATCGGCAGGCTTCTTGGCGAGGCCTCGCCGATCCGCAAGGCGGCATCGGTTCGCCAGGTGTCCGCCGCGATCTACAAGAAGCCCTTCGCCATAACCGGCGCTTCGACAGGCTGGGTCGCCGAAGCGGCATCGCGCCCGCAAACGGCGGCGCCGACACTGTCCGAACTGCAGTTTCCGGCGATGGAACTCTACGCCATGCCCGCTGCCACCCAAACGCTTCTCGACGATTCGGTTGTCAACATCGATCAATGGATTGCCGAGGAGGTTCAGGCCGCCTTTGCAGAGCAGGAAACGGAAGCTTTCGTGAACGGCGCCGGTGTCTCGACGCCCCGCGGATTTCTCGACTATCCCAAGGTTGCCGATGCCGGCTGGAGCTGGGGGAACATCGGCTATGCCGCCACCGGCGCTGAAGGTGCCTTTGCCGACGCCGATGCCTCCGACGCTCTGATCGATCTCGTCTATTCCGTGAAATCGGGCTATCGGCAGAACGCCAGTTGGGTGATGAATCGCAAGACCCAGAGCGAAATCCGCAAGCTCAAGGATGCCGCCGGCGACTACCTCTGGCAACCCGCCGCCAGCGCCGGCAGCCAGGCGACCTTGATGAACTTTCCGATCATCGAGGCCGAAGCCATGCCCGATATCGCCCCGGCAAGCTTCGCTGTCGCCTTCGGCGATGTCCGCCGTGGCTATCTGATCGTCGATCGTCTCGGTATCCGCATCCTCCGCGACCCCTTCACTGCCAAGCCGTACGTTTTGTTTTACACCACCAAGCGCGTCGGCGGCGGCGTTCAGAACTTCGAAGCGATCAAGCTTCTGAAATTCGCCCAAGCCTGACTTTGTGCCCTCTCCTAGTGGGAGAGGGCGACGCGAAGCGTCGGGTGAGGGAACTGCGCTCTCTCCTTCCTCAACCGTCATGGCCGGACTTGATCCGGCCATCTCTCTTCGCAGCGTTTGCAGATGCGCGGATCAAGTCCGCGCATGACGGTCTCGTTAATCTTAAGCGTCCACTCCGTACACAGACGATCTTAAAGTAACAAACCCCATGCCGGCATTTCTTCGACGAGCGCCTTTGACCGAACCCCTGACTCTCGCTCAGGCCAAGGCACATCTGCGGATTGGCGAGGACGCCGAAGATGAAACCATCGTCGCTCTCATCTCGGCTGCCCGCGCTCACATCGAGCAAGCCTTCTCCTTGGCCCTCATCGCTCAGTCCTGGACCATGGTTCTCGACCGCTGGCCCAGGGTTCCGGAAATCACGCTTCCGCTGTGGCCGGTGATCAGCATCGACAAGGTCAAGGTTGTCGGCGAAGAGGGTGCTGCACTCATCATCGATGAAGCTCACTATGTTTCCCTGCTCGCCGTGCGGCCGGCGCGGCTCTTGCGCCGGCCCGACCGTCACTGGCCTCAGCCGGGAAGGAGCGCCTGCGGCATCGAAATCGAGTTCACCGGCGGTTTTGGATCTGCCGCGGCAGACGTGCCGGAACCCATCCGCCAGGCGCTGAAGATTCATCTTGCGGCACTCTACGACGATCGCGAAGGAGGCGCATCTCCGGGTGTCCCCGCTGCCGCCGCAGCGCTTCTTTCGCCCTATGCTGCGGTCGGTCTGTGATGCGCATTGCCGAGTTCGATCATCGCCTCGTCCTCGAAACCCCGCAGATCGTCGAGGATGAAAACGGCGGTCACACCAAAAGTTGGCGGCCGCTGCTGACCCTTTGGGCAAAGGTCATTCCCTTGTCCGGCTCCGAGTTTGTGCTCGCCGCGTCGTTGCGCTCGGAATTGTCGCATGAAGTCGTCCTTCGCTATCGCGGCGAGCTCAAGCCCACGATGCGTCTGACCGCCCCCAACCGCACATTGGAAATCATCGCAGTGCTGGGCCAGTCCCTTCCCAAACATTGGCCGGTTTGCCATTGCCGCGAGGTGCCCTTGCAATGAATGCTACGCTCGATCTTCAGACCGCGCTTCGCAAACACCTTCTCTCATCTGCGGACGTGACCCTGGTGCTGGGCGCGCATGCGGTGTTCGACGAAGTCCCTCAAGGCACCCCATTTCCATACCTCTACATGGGAGATATCGAGACCCGCGATTGGAGCACCCAGACGAAGCGTGGACACGAGCATTCGGTGGGAATTCACGTCTGGTCCGATTATTGCGGCCGCAAGCAGGCGCTCAATATCATCGAGGCCGTCGATACAGCACTTGAAGATGCCGCGCTGCCGCTCGCCGATCACACCTTGATCAGCCTGAAGACGCTGTTCTGGACGGTGCTGCACGAGCTCAACCGCGGTCTCTACCACGGCATCATGCGACTGAGAGTCGTGACCGAGTCCAACAGCTAGAACGGAAAGCGTCCCCCATGGCCCCGCAAAAAGGCCGCGACCTGCTTTTGAAAATCGATTCCGCCGGCACCGGCGCCTACACGACCGTTGCCGGTCTCAGAACCAACGCATTGGCGCTCAATGCCCAGTCGATCGACATCACCCACCAGGAGTCGGCCGGCGCCTGGCGCGAGCTTCTCGATGGGGCAGGGGTTCGCTCTGCCAACATTCGGGGCAGCGGTATCTTCCGCGACGAGGCCTCCGATGCCACCGTGCGTGAGGTGTTTTTTTCAGGCCTCACTCGCAATTGGCAGATCGCCATCCCGAGCTTCGGCATCATCGAGGGCAAATTCCAGATCGTCGCCCTTGAATATTCCGGCCAGCACGACGGCGAGCTGTCCTTCGAGCTCGCGCTCGAATCGGCAGGCGAGCTCGCCTTCACCCCCGTCTGAGACTCCCATGGCAAATCCACATCGCGGTGAGATCGAAGCAGAGCTCGGCGGCGCAACGTGGCGCTTGTGCTTGACCCTCGGCGCCCTGGCGGAACTTGAATCCGAATTCGGCGACAGCGATATTCTCTCGCTCGCCGAGCGCTTTGATAAGGGGCGCATCAGTGCATCCGATGCGATCCGCATCATCGGCGCCGGTCTTCGCGGTGCCGGCCACGACATCTCCAATGTCGAGGTGTCCCGATTGACCGCCGCCGACGGTGCCGTGACCTATATCGACATCATCGCCCGTCTCCTCAAGGCGACGTTTGTCCCAGGCGGCTCTGCACAGCAAAGGGGAAACCCATGAGCGCCGAAGGGAACGATCACCGCTTTCCCTGGCGGCGTACGATGCAATTGGGCCTTGGCTATCTGCGTCTCGCGCCGAGCGAGTTCTGGCGCATGACGCCGCGCGAACTTGAAGCAGCGCTCACCGCCGCCCAGGCCTTCGAGCCGCCTTCGATTGAACGCAGCGACTTGAGTCACCTGATGCGACTTTTCCCCGATGACTCAAGAAGCTCGAAA